GTGTAGATAGTGCTGTCATAGGGCTGCACCAGCCGCACCACACGGCCAGAAGACGCTTGGCACACAAACCCGGCCTTGCGCTCCAACATGTTTTTGTTTGCGACAGCGGCCTTGAAACTTGGAATGTCGCTATCCGCCGCGTTCAGTTCGGTGCCTGTCATCTCCGGGGCTTTCTCCTGCAAGGCAAGCGCGTTCGCCCGCCCCTGGGCATACATGATGCTTTTTCTTTCCTCTTGCGTCACAGACTGTCAACCCCTTTCTTATAAGCTTCATCCAGCTCTTTCAGCTGTTCCTCACCACCGCTGGCTTTTATCTCCCTGATTTTTTCAAGGATAGCGTTTTTACGCTCTTCGATGGTCATCATGCGTTATTCACCCCCAGAGCAGTTTCAATTTCAGTCAGCGCAGATTCATATTCGGTATTCTGAGCAACAACCGTCTGGTATTGCTCCCGCTCATACTCCCGCTGAGCGGCATCAAGCTCTGTCCAGGGCTTCCACGGAGCTATCATTTCACCGGTAAACACTACGCCATCAGCACGTGTCCATGTCTGTCCCGCAGGAATGAAGCGATAGCCCTGAATATAAACACTGCACTTACCATCGAAGACATCTGTTTCAATAGGTGTAAGGCCTTCGCCAGAGGTGACGTAGCACTTAAAGTCAGAATCAATGTAAATCATCATTCTTCACCCCATATCTCAGATATTGTCAGCGTCGTTTTGATGTATCCTCCAGTGGTTATCCATATACCAACGTATCCCGTGGTTACAGCTGAAACGTCAACAGAATACTCGCCGGTTGCCAGGATCTTCATATCTGCGGCAAATGTTGGGTTTTGCTTGGTAGGCCGTTCATTTGCCACAACAAGACTGAATCGGAACTTATGTGTATTGCCCTCTTTGTCCGAGTATGCAGTATTACCAATACCCGTTATTTTGAATTTCAGAGTATTTACTCCTGTCAAATCAATCGAGTTATTCGTGAATGCATTTGCGTATGCTACGCTGCCACCCCATACTTCTGTAGATAATAGCATGCTATCGTCGTTTAGAGTAAGCACACTGTCAAAACTTCCACCAGTTGAGCCATGCTCGGCTACTGACCAGCCTCCGGTTACTGCATTATAGGTATTTCCGCTTTTATACAGCCAGAGCAAATAGCTAAGCTCAATAGCCACGATTTGACCATCTGTAGTTATAGATACAGATTCACTTGTGTTTTCTACCCCATCTGTAGCGGCTGCAGTCCAAGTTCCGGCATTCGGTACGATGCAAGCCCATGTACCACTGGTATCAGGGGCGGATAGAGTCGTTGTGCCGTCAGAGCAAGTGCAGGTCGAACCGGCAGGGTAGGTGATGTTGATGGTGGCTGTGAAAAATGCAATCACGGTTGAATAATCGGCAGTGACGACAACAGGCTTAGATGAGGTTTGTGACCCATCCGTAATCGTAAGTGTCCACGTCCCACTTGCAAGTCCCTTAAAGACCACCACACCACTGGTGCCGGAGTTTTTGGTCTTCGTCTTGCCGTCTTTGGAAACAGTCACAGTGACGTTCGCCGGGGCTGTGACGGTAAGGGTGCCGCCTGTGCCGCCCCCGGTATTAACTCTGCCGATCATGCGCTTACACCGCCTTTCCAGCAAATAATGGTGGGAATTGTAATTGCCGATTCCGGGGCGCTTGTGGCATACAGATACACGCCACCGTTATAGGTAGCCGCAACAGGGGCAAAATTGCCGTCAATTGCGTCTGCCACGGCAAGAACCACCTCCGGAATCATGGTGTCCAGCACCCCCGTCAGCGCAATCGCCGCACGGAATGGGTAATCCTGATATGTAGAATCAGCCACAAACGCGGATACCGGCACGCTGATGTTCGTGAACAGGAGCTTTTTCAGCTCCACCGCCGTACCGGCTTCCAGGTCTGCCAGCTCCCGGTTGATGGAATCCAGCACCGATGTGGCTTGCGCCGTGGTATCATCAAGCACATCTTTTACTTGTGCCTGCGTTTCTTGCAGGAGCGTGGAAAACTGACTTTGCATCGTGCTGGTGTCAATGCCCACCTTTTCCGTCACCAGCCCACACACCGAAGCGTCAAGCCGCTCATCCGTAATCATGGAAGCGGTGATAGCGGTTGTACCGGCTGCAACGGAAATCCGTGCAAGGCTGATCTGCCGGATTGTGCTGTTGTTTGTCAGTGCCGGGGCTACTGCCTTCCCAGATTTTGCGCCTTTCAAGATTTTCACTTCCGGATAGTCCACATAGTTTGTGGTTTTCCACTCCACGATTACGCGATCAATCCGATTCAGAACGCCGTCTGCCGCATCAACGGCGAGCTGCAATTTGGCACCATCAACGGATTCATTATCAATCCACCACACAATGCCGTTCCTGCCGGAATTTGCCATCCATCCGGTGCCGTCTGAAACTTCCACCGCCATTCCGGGCGTGGAAAGCACCTGCACGGACGCATTACTGCCAGCGGCAAAAACGCCGGATGTGCGGCCATGATGCCAGCGCATAACGTCTTCTGCGCCTATGTATGTATCTTGGTTATTCGGGAAACTTTTGATATTAGCCATTTAATTTCATTGCCCCCAATGCTGTAAGAATAGGGTCGCCCAGGATAACTTCTGTCCGGGCTTTGTTGCTGTCCAAGGTGTACTTAATGCCCGTAATCCGGGCGCTGAACGATACCCCGAACCGGGCAGATACGCACGATACAATGTCCCCCAGAGCGTAATACTTGCCCAGATCTTCCGGGTCGATGGATACAGAAAAGGATTTTCGCCGGATTCGCTTTCCCAGCTCCATTTGTCCATAAGCACGCGCACGGGCTTTGCAATCGGCCGCAGATTCGTCATTTTCCTGCCGAACGGCTGTCTTAAACCAAACTTCCCGGCGATTGTCCCCGGTTGCGTCGCCGACAATCTCAACAAAAGTGTTGTCTGTGCCGCTAAGGCTTCCTTGCACATAGGCCACATTGCAAAGGGTTGAATCGTCGTCGTTAATTACAAGGTCTTTTGCGCTTCCCTGTTCCTCCGAAAAGACAATAGCGTGAATGCCGGCCGTCAGGTCGCGCCCCTTGTAAAGGCGGAAAGTGTGCGTCATATCGTCGGGATTCCAATCCATTGTGTGGCCTATGCCTTTTTCTTCAAGAAACGGGATAATTTCATCCAGCAAATTCCCGCCAATGAAAACATTGTCCGTTTTATCGGTCATCCCGGTTGCCTGTGCAACTTGAATCCTTGTCATTCCCCGGAGATTATCGCTAATTAGCTTGTACACGCCCGTTTCGATAGTTGTCATGTGATATTCCGATGCAATGATGCGCTTATTCAAAAGCCAGTTTGCGGTGTACCCATTCGCCGTTATGCGGTTCGTGGTCGTGTCAATCTTTGTGTTTTCTATCACAAATGTTACGTTTCTGCTCGTATCATACAGGAGATTGCCGACCTTCAACACGTTAATGTTGTAGTCGCTTACCGGCGCAACCAGTATCAGCTTTCCGATATCGTTGTAGTAAATATTCATGATAACACTGATCGCGTGCCGGATTTCGTACCGGGTGGAAAAGTCCTCTTTATAGATTTCAAAGCTCATAGCGCAATCCCCACGATCTCCGTTGCAAAATCAATATCCACCTGCAAATTCGCAAGCCCGCTTGTCGCTTCCGGCTTCAACACATTATCCCCAACTTCCAGCTGAAACAAAGTGCTTTTCAGGCTCAACGCGCCCCGGCAATCTCCGTCGACGGATGACGTTACAGTTGTCCGATCGTGTGTAATCTCTACAATCAGCCGCTCCCCGCTGACGATAGTTTTATTTATCAGCAGAAATTTTCCCGTCGCGGCGTTGGTGATTTTGGGGTTCTCCACATCACCGCTTGCCGAGAGAGTAGCAGTAAACGGGACGGGAACCTGGCCGCGATTCTCCACATTGATAAATTTCGCCTCAAACAGCTGGCCGAAACGATATGGCCTTGAAATGTTCCACGGGAATTTGAATAGCTTTTGAATGCCGGACAATGTTACCGCTGCGGAATCGTCCTTGCACCAATACGGATACGCCGCCAAAAGGGAAAACTGGAACTGTGCGCCCCATTGTTTCGCCTCGATGTTGGGTGTCGCCGTAGGCCAAACATTCAGATAGTAATCATCCGCATATAGCTTTCCGGAAATGTCGGGGCGGATGACGGAAAGCAGCTTTTCTTTATTCGCTGCTTGTCCGTCTCCCACCAGATAGCCGTTGATATTCACAGGCCGGGGCTGAACGTTTTTGCTCTGAATTGTCGCCCCCGTCTGGTTGATGCCTTTCGCCTGAGACAGGGATACCGTTACCGTATCGATGCCCGTGGGCTTATTGATAAGATATCCTCCGGCATAATCAAAGGTAACGCTATCCCCGTTTTCGTTCACGTAGCGGAACAATTTGCTTAAATTGTTGAAGTTCTTCAAATCGTCCACCTCGCTTGTGTGAAATAAGCCTCTGTGGCTGCTGCCAGCTCCACTTCGGATTGCACAGGAGAATTAATATTCTGGATAATTATCACGCCGCGTCCACCACCAGCAAAGCCCACTCCGTCGTAGTCCGCCCCGCCGGACGTACCCGCAGATTCTCCAGCCCTATACGCTCGCGCCTCCTCGGCGGTGAGAACTTTTTCCCCCTTATGGAGGCGTACCAGATAATCGTCGTATGGTACATAATCAAGGCCGCTCTTTGCTCCGGGAACGTTGCTCCCTTTGATATTGGCCTTTATCGTGAGCGTGTAGTTGGCAAAGCTATTTGTCAGCCGTGATTTCATCTGGGAGGCGAGAGAATCCAGCTTATCCAGAACTCCCGGCGTGCTGCTGTCGATACCGGCAACCAGTCCACTCATGGTATTGGTTGCCGCCTCTGTGGCCGCCGCCTCCTGGTCAAGGTCGCCGACCTTTTCCACGTAGCTATCTGCGGCTTCCTGCATACGGCTTTTGACATTCTCCACCGCCAACGCCAATCCATCAGAAGTTTCGGTTCCTGCGGCCTCGTATGCAGAAACATTGTCCATAAGCTCCGCAAGTTTTTTGCTTAGCCCCTCGGTGCCGCCGGACATATCTTCTAGTTCATCACGTAGCCCTGCAAGGAATCCGGCCTGTTCCCCCGTACTCATGGACGCGAGATATTGAGCAAGTCCGTCAATGCTAACGCCTGCAAGGTCTGCTTTTTCGGAAACAAATGCAAAATCTTCATCGATCTGCTGAAGGACTTCGGTATTTCCTTTAAGATTACCCATGAAATCATCCCACGACATTTTTGCAACTTCTATTTGGGAAGTAAATGCGGACCCCACATCATGCAGCCCGTTATAGATGGTGGTATAGGTATTCTGGTAATCCTCCAAAATGGACTGTGCGGCGGCGGCATATTCCTCAGAAGCAGCCTTTATCACATTTGCGGGTCTTGCCGCTTCCTCGGCGGCGGCCTGCTCCTGCGCTTGCAGATCGGCAAGGTTCTGTTCCGCTTCATTTATCGCTTGGCCATATAGTTGCATCTCGGCGGTTGGCAACGATTGCCCCGGGTTAGTCGCATGCATCTTCAGGTTTTCTGCATTCAGCTCTGCATATTTGGCCTTTAATTCACTCAGTCTCGCGGTTGCGTCTTCTATAGTCTTAGGGTCACCAGCCAATTCCTTGGCCTTTTCTTTCTGCGTTTTGGCGGCCTTTACGGTAGCCACCGTTACGGCCGAAATTCCCGCAACAAGTAAGCCCAGTGGATTTGCCTTTACCGCCGTATTCCATGCATACTGTGCCGCAGTTGCAAGGGAAATCTTGCCGGTGAGTACGCCAACGGCTATTTCACTGACGGAGAATACGCCATTCAGCGTGGCTTCTGCAACCGCCGCCTTCCCGCTTTCCGCTGTGAAGAATGCAAGCGCCGACGCATTCGCCGTGAATACAGTAGCAATATTCGCAATGGCTTTTCCTGCCATGTTCGCCGCAATTGCAGTACCGGCAACGGTTGCCGCTGTGGCCGCGAACTCAAACGCCGTGACGAGAAGATCAATAGCGCTATTCGTTTCCCGGAGATACGAAATAGCTTCTACCGTGGCAGTTCCAACACCGGTAACGATTTGCTGTACACGGGGTATAATGTTCTTTCCGGCTGTAAATACGCTGTCTACAAAGTCCTTGGTAAGTCCTTCCATGTCGGCGCTGCTGTCAGCCATGCCGGTAGCCAGATTTTGCCATGCTGCTTTCATGGATGCCGTGGAACCCTCGATGGTGCCCGCCGCTTCATTTGCCGCATACCCCGCAAGCCCCTGCATTTCGATATAGTCCACAAGGGCGGCCTGGCAGTCAGCCAGATTGTCAATGGTATAGGCGGTAGCCTCGCCGTTTTCCGCATTCCACTCGTTCACCTTATCAATCAGCTGCTGGAATCCCTCTTTTGTGGGGGTAATACCCAACTGCAAATTATCCAGCATCGTGTAGTTGGATTTCATGATGCCGTTAAAGGCATTCTGTACGGCTTCTTGGGTGTTTCCGGTCGCCGCCACAACGTTAGCTTCGGCGGTAATAACTTTGTCGGCAAGTTTGGCGGCGGCCTGCACATTGCCGCCGAGGGCGGTTTTCAGGCCGGTAGCAAATCCATTCACCTGTTGCAAATAGTCGTTCTGGCTCATTTGCACGGCCTTGTAGGCGTTTCTCGCTTTCTCCGCCACAAAATCGTAAGCGTCGCCAAACATCAGCTGTGCGCCATCGGCTAACTGCTCATACCGCGCATAACTGGTGTAGGCTGCTTTTCCAACGTCTGCAACTACCCCTGCAAGCTTCTTTACTCCGGCGATAATCACGCCACTGGCAAGGTTGGCTTTCAGAACGTCGGCGAATGTGCTTGTTTTGTTTTCAGAGTCCTTTAGTTTACGCTCATATTCATCTGTATCCAGCGAGATCGTCGCAAACAGCTCAAATACATTAGCCGCCATCCTGCCCACCGCCTTTCGTCACCAGTTTCAGCCCGGCATTTTTCACCACATCCGCCACGATATCCTCCGCAGGCCGGCTTTCCTCCGGCTTCGGGCTGATGATATCCTCGTATCCGATAGATAGATACAATCGCTCATCACGCCCAGCCGTGTTTTGCGTTATCATCTGGATACCGTCGGTAATGTAGCGCCGAAGAATTTCGCGTTCGCATTGCTTTTTCAACTCCATGGGAAGAATGGAGAGGTACGCCCTCGCCCGTACTCTGGGGAGGGCGCACAGTGCGCTGATTATTCGCTCTGCTCCCCACGCCCCCACGATTTGAAAAAACTCAGCAGTTCCTTATCGTTGGAAAGCTCCTTAATCTGCCAAAGCGTCGCCATGGTACTCTGCGCGGCCACTTCCTCAATGCTCTTTTCGCCCATGATGGACAAAATAGCATAAATGTCGGCGCGATGCGTTTTCAGCAGCAACGGAACAACGGTGGTAATCCTCTGCGCACCAATCAGCATAACGCCGACTTTCGTGGCGTTTTTCTTGTCCGCCGGCTTGCCGATGGCGTTCATGATTTCCTCATCAGAAACGAGATTCACAATATGCGGGGTAATCTCGCACAGCACGTCCAGGCACTCGTCCGTGCCAAGTTGCGATAATTTTCTCATGCTTAGCCTCCTACAGCGTAGCGGATTCGGCCTCTCCGGCCTTCACGTAAATCTCAAAAGGCGGCGTATCCTGCGCCGTGATGGAATAATGGCCGGTAAACTCGAATGCGAACTGGCCTTTGCTCTTGTCGCCGGTTTTCAGCTGGAAACCGCCAGTAGAAAGGCCGTTCAACATATGGATGGCCAGATAGCCGCCCTTTTTCGCGCCGTTTTTGTCGGAGTAATCGGCCACAAGCCAGATATCCTTGAAATCCTCGGTGGCAATATCGTTTCTGGGCGTGATTTTCCCGACGGCTTCATCAGCGGCGGCCACCATCGATTTTGCGTTAGTGGCGTTCACAGATACGAAAGTGCCGCTAAGCTTCACCTCCCAGCTTTCCAGCCGTTTCAACTCCTTCGTGTTTTTGGGGCAGTTGTCAATATCTTCGCCGAAATCGGAGAAGCTGGGCGTTGCCGCGAAGGTCAAGCCGCCGCTGGTAGCGCCAATAATAGTGCCGTCGGTGACTTCTGCCGTATCAGGCGAAAAGGCTGAAAGCAGAACACCGGCATTCAGCACAAGCTCCTTAAAGGTATCCTGTGGAATCTGTGTAAATTTCATTGATTTCCTCCTATATGGTATTGAAAATTGCGGCAACGTTCAGTTGCCGCAATTTGATGGATTGATCTGATTCAAATGTGGAATTGATGCACCACGGCTCACCGCGCATAAGCCAAACTGTGCCGGTATCACAAGGCAGCTGAACGCCTCCACGTCCTATCGTGCGGGAAATTTCCTCTGCCTTGGCGTTCGGCTCTGCCTCTTTCTCCGTGTGATACCACAGCTTTACCGTCAGCGAGTTCGCCATATCGCCCCACCCGCCGACGGAGACGGAATAGGTTAGGTAAGGCATTACGGTGTCGCTCGGTACCGCTGTATCCGGATACGCGGGGAGATTAAAGCCGGAAAAAAACTTGTAGAGCGCTTCTGTTGCCGTCATTTTGTCAGCTCCCATTTCTCGGCGGTAACCTGGCACATATCCAAAGTGCCGACCGTGGGCGCTTGCTTATCGCTCCCGTTGCTCGTCACCCGGAAAATTGCACCATCGGAAAGCCGCTTGAATACATCATGGAAAGAAAGCGGATTCGCGCGGCGGGTGGTAATGGTGTACACACTGGTAACGCCCTCCTTCTCCGCGATTCTGGATTGCATGGAGGTATCCAGAATAATAGCCGCGTCGAACTCCGCGCCCTGCGCCCATTCCGTTGCCCAGCCGCCCTCCCCATCCGGGGTGCGCTTCTTTTCCATCAGTGCGCACGTGTTATTCAGGTAGTAGTCAAGCAAGCTCATATCTTCCTCCATATCCGTAAGCGCGGCGCAAACACCGTTTTCCAGCTCGTGCTTTCGCCGGAGCCGGACGAACCGCTTGCCTTTGTGTACGAGTAGCCCCCGAAAGATTCGCTTTGATACGGGCTTTGTACGGCCTCGGCGTTCTTCTCCTGCCATGTGTTGATTTCTTCCAAAATCGCCAGCACCTCCGGCGGTACGCAGATTTCCGTAACGATTCCGGTATAAGTTTCGTTCCGCAAATCAGCATCACCGTACACGTGAATCCCGTTATTCCTCCGGCTTCCTTCGATCAGGTAGTAATCGCCGGTTTCAAGGCCGGGAATAACGATCCGGTTCCCGGTGATTTCCGCCCCGGTAAACTGCCAGTGCAAGCCGGGGAAGAAATTACGCAGGTACACAAGCAGTTCATACAGGCTTACCGCATTTCCCATGTGGCTCCCTCCTTTACCGGCTCTTTACAACGGCCAGAATGTCCGCTTTGTTCATTGCGGCGCTGACCCCGGAGATACCGTTTTCTTTGGCGTACTCCAAAAGCTGCGCTTTCGTCATTCCGTCAAAGCCCACGGTCTCCGGTGCGGTTTTGTCAGCTGTCAGAGCCGCCCTTAACCCCCCGCCGGGGTAACAGTGGCAACGGCGATGCCGTCCAGGTACTCCGCCCACAGCTTCATGCCCATGATGGCGTACATATCGCCGGTAGCCCGGGAGTAGTCGCCCTCGACATGTACGCCGATCAGGTTGGTTTCGCCCTTCACGGTGTAATTCAGCCCCAGCTTGGCAAAGTCGCTGTCGCTCGGGTCGACGTAGTACAGGTCGATGTTCTCAACAGGGGTTGCAATCACCTTACCGGCGGCGACGTACTTGTCAGGCAGGAGGAAAAGGGTGTTGTAGCCCAGGAAGTTCTGAACATAGGTAAGGCCGAACATGGTCTGGGTGGTAATCTCCTTATCGCCCAGGTAGTCGTAGAAATCCATGATGTTGGCAAAACCAACGACCTCGGTCACGTCCTTGTCCATGCCCATGAACTTCGCAAGCACCTTGCCCTTTGCCTGTGCGAGCGCCAGCTGCCAGGTCTTGGGGGTCAGCGCCAGAGAGCCGGTAGCCAGGAACGTGTAGAAGTCACCCAAAACCTTGTTCTGCAGGGCAACCAGGAAAGCGTCGTCCGTCTTTTCTACGGCGACCTCTGCGCCGTATTTGGCCACGCTTTCGATGGTAACGCTCTTTGCGTACTTGGCCACCTCGATATCGCCATAGGTGACGGGGGAAACCTTCATCTTGGTGAAGGGGATCTCGTCGCCTTCCGCTACGGTGGCACCGCCCTGCAAATCGCCGTCTACCTCTGCCTTGTAGGATACCAGTTTCGTGCCGGGTGCCTTGCGGATAGGCCGCATAATGCCCAGAATGGTGCGCAGTGCGTCCCAGTTATCGTTGAACCGGGTTACAAAGTCCACCTCTCGCGCGGACGTGGTGAACTGTGTGGAAATCGTTACGTTTTCTTTTGCTGCCATTTGTACAGCTCCTTTCAAAAAAGTTATTTGTTTTCGCTTGCCATGCTTTCAGCAAGCGCGGCCTGCCTCTCAGCGGTGGACAAAATATACCGGCCTTTATCGTCCTTTTTGTAGATTTCGGCGCGGCTCTTTGCACCACCAGAGGTGTTAGGCGGTGTCTGTGTTTGGGTGCCTGTGGTGGTAGTCTTGCCGATCAAGCCTTTGTAATCGCCGGAAAGTAGCCCATCCAGCGCGGCGGTATCTTTGATACTTTCGCCGTCCAGTTTCAGGCCATCAATTTCAGCTTTGGCTCCACGGATAACCAGCCCCATGCTCTCGGCGGGAATGCCCTTGCTCTGGAAGTACGCCCGTGCAGCCCTTTCCTTGGCGGCGGCGCTCTCCTTAGCGGCAACTCCGTCTTTGAAATCCTGAAAGTCTTTCTTTTCCTTCTCGTACTTGGCCTTGTAGCCGCCGTCAGCGTCTTCCTTTTTCAGATCATCCAATTCCTTTTGAATGCCAGGAAGTTTCTCAGCGTCGGCCTTGTACCTACCGATATCGGCTTTCAGGCCGTCCACGGTATCGGTGTGCGCTTCAATGATGGTGTCCACCTGTTCGTCGGTGAGTCCCATGCCCTTCAAAAGTTTGCGAGTTAATGCCATTGTTTCAGTCTTCCTTTCTTCGCCCCTATTCTTCGGGGACGACTGTGATATAAAAGCCGCTATACTTCGCGGGTTTTACCGAAATAAACAAAAAAGGAGCCGAACAGCACGCAAAATATACGTACTGTTCGGCTCCGATTGCCCATTCCTGCGCCCAATTACGCAGGAGAAGAATATTTGATTGTTTTCTTTACTTCGAGGACTATGTAGCCGTCGCCCTTGCGCCGTATCTCCACATCGTTCCCACGCTTTATGATAGCCTCTATGGCCTTTATGATTTCGTCATTATTCATCTATTGCCCCTCAAATCGCGTCAGCGTTTTTGAACGCTTCCATAAGTTTGGGAAACTGGATAGCGAAAAAATCTACCATTTCCTCGTTCTGTGCCCATTCGGAGTTTTCCGCAAGGCCACTTTCAAAGTTGAAGCCTCCATGTCTGATAGGCCGCTGTGCTGGTGAATTGGCCAGCTTCCGCGATTCGCCCGGCAATATCCTCAATCAGAAACTCCGTCACCGGGGTAATGAGCTGCTGTGCCTTATCTCCAAGGGCTTCAATCTGGTCAGCGGTCAGCATTGGCTTTTCTCCTGCTCTCTATCTGTTTGTAATACGGCTGTACCCGAATTACATTCCAATCGCATTCAAGCGGCACTTTACCGTAAAAAATCACAAATAACGGGGCTAATCGCTTCATCATTTCTTCATATCCTTTAAGAAAAAGCCGATTAGCTTCCTTGTTGTTCTGCGTTCCCACGCTGGACACGGCAACAACGCCGCCTACCGGCTCGCCATCGAAGCACCAATCATAGGATTGTTCATCACTCCAACTGATTGTTGGGTATACTGTAAGCCCGTGCGCCTGCCAATACGCCGCAAGCCAGTGTTTCCGATAGTGGTTGTAAATCTGCATGGCCAGTGGCATATCTGTGTATGTGGAAAAATCCGGTGCGCACACGGCGGCGAACCGAGACAGCATAGGAATATATCGGTCTGGCGTATTCCAAAACCTAGTAAATTGGTAATCATCCACAAAAGAATGCAAAATTTTTCCTTCCGGATTTTTGCAGCTCATGGCATAGTTCATCGGGATAAACTCGCCCGCCGGGTATTCAGTTGTCGGCGCGATTTCAGGTATTCCGTACTTTCCAACGCCGGGAAAAATGGCTTTATCTAGATTTTCGAAGTTTATCATACTGGCCTCCACGTACTACTACGCCTGTTGGCTCTACGGTACGTTTTCCCGTTCACAGTAACTTCCAGCGCGCCAGACTTTTGTGCAGAAACAAACGCATTAGAAAACGCTTTGTTTTCTGCTGCTTTTTTGTTTTTGCTTGATTTGCTGCGCACCGATTGCATGAAACTATCCATTTCTCCGCGTGCTTTTGCAGCCCTATCTGCTGCGCTACCCGTTTTCTGCGCTGTTGTAAGTCTTGCTGGCCCGCTTGAATAAGGATTGACTGCCCCCGCCGCCGTTTTCAACGCATTGGTTGCGAGATTTTTCATCTTGGTTGTGGCATCTTTTTTCTCATTATCCGAAAGAGATAGCCCGTTAATTTCCGCTATATTACGTTCAAATGTTCGGTTTATAATATCGCCCATATCGATTATGGATGCAGCATTTGCGCGTTCAATATCTCGTTTCGATAGGCCGACCCCAGCCTCTTTCCCGAACTTGCCGGAACCGCCGGCGCTTCCTCTACCGCCCATTCTTATTCCTCCCCTCCGTTACTATCTCCAAGAATGTTAATTTTTCTGGTTTCCACGCCCTGTCAATCTCCTTTGGTGAGTTCGTCTTTTAGAATGTTTTTGTACGTTCCCTGATGATCGGCGATTGACGGCTTTATAAACGGGTGCGCCCGGTTGCCAGCTGTCCAATGCCAAATCCCATGCGCGTCCTGGTATTTCCACGGAGTGGGACGGCCTCCGCCTCCCTCGGCGTATTTGCCCGTTCCCATTTCCTGGTAAATGGCGTATTCGGTCGGCGTTCCAACAATGGCTTTCTTCCCATCCTCCACGGTATGTGTAATGCTGTTGCGCAAATTCCCAGTATCAACGGGGCATAAATCCTTTGCGTATTCAACGGCTTTTTCACCGCACCGAAATAAGCCGCGCTCACACGCTTCACCAAGTGCGCGGAGTATTTCGTCAGAGTTATCCACAAAGGTAATGCTCATTTCCCCCTCCTTTTCTGCTTCTTCCAGAGCCGGTCTTGTGCGGTTCGTGGCGGCGCATACGCATAATCCACCACAAGCAGGGGTTCCAGCCCGCTTCTTTTTTATCCGGTTGGAAGATTTTGGCATAGAAAAAGCACCATGCAATTTTGCACAGTGCTTTCAGCCCTTGCCATATTCTAATTACAAAGCTTTTCTATCTCTTCCCTCTTGCAGTCCAATAGTTCGTTGTTTTTGTCCAGTTCTACAAGGTAGAAAATGCCACCAGTATCACGAACATCGACGACAATTCCTGTGTCGCCTGTCTTGAGGACTTTTACATGGTCGTATTCTTTAATCATGCTTCCCCACCTCGATTCTTTCTAAAACTGGTTACAATTCTCGGTTTGCTATCCGGCGTATCTTGTATCCACCCCGTAACAAAAGACCGCTTCTTTGTAACTCCCAACTCCATGTAGATGTTAAATTGAGTTGCTCCGCCGCCCAATTCCTTGAACTCCACAGCTTTGCTCATATCAAACTGCCTTGCCATATCGTATCGCAGCTTAAGCGGATTATCTGCTGTGTAGCCAACATCGAAGAACTGGTCGGCGTGCTTTGCCCCATCTTTCAGGAAATATCCCGTGTATTTCTTCGGAGTAGTTATACACTCAGCATTCTTTACAACATCGGTCTGCCGTTTCGTTGTTTTGAGCGTCTCCCACCCATCAATATCATTATACTTCAAATCTTGGAATTTTGCAAACGTTTTCGGGGCTTTATTTCCCAAAACATTTACAAAATCAGCATATTGCCGTTGGTCGGCCTGGTAGTTCTTCCCAGCCTTTACCATGCCCGCCCATTTTTCCGGAGGATACTGCGCTTTCTTTTCGTCGTACCATTCTTTGTACGATTTTTTCTTTACAAGCTCATATTCCCCGGTTTCGGGATTCTTCACGCGCATCATGTGGCGTTCCGCTTCCAGATTGTCGTCCGTGGCATTCACCACCGTGCAGCGGCAATTATACAGCTCATGCCCCGGCGCTCCCAACGAGCCATCACCAGGGAACATCATCTTATAGCCGCCGACATCGAACGGTTGATCGTAGTCCACAATCTGATTGTCTGCCATACCGTGATCGTGGCGGGTGCGCAAATCCTTTGTGGCTACCCACTTTTTCTTGGATTTAATGCCCCACATTTCGTCAGCGGCGGCGTAGCTGTCCATTCTCCCGGCATTCTGCGCGGCGGTAACTGCCGTTCTTGCCGCTCGAATGGCGCTTACACGGCTCATTGTGACGATTCTGGACTGCAAATCATCGGATATCTGCTTGATGCTTCTGCCTTGCAAAATGGAGCCTGTAACGCTTGCTGTAATCTGCTGCTTTCCAAAAGCCAAATCAATGCCCCGCTTTATCGCCAGCCTTTCGGGGTAGTATGGCATTACGTCCGGCTGCTCCACAATTAAGCGCTTTACGGTCTGCTCGTCAAAAAGCGTAAAATCTGCACTTGGGTGAACGCTCTCAATGGTATAGGCGGTGTAATTCCGATTCAGTGAGTAGATTCCAGGCGTAGCGTCGTTCACATAGGCAAGCGCCACCTCTTTTGCTTCCGTCGCACGTTCTGCCAGCTTGTCCCGAAGCGCTTCCAACCGCGCCCCGCGCCCCATCTGGTTCAGCCGCCATTGTTGGTAGTCCTTTTCAGTCCACTCCTTACCGTTGCGCTTCTGGCCTATCAAGTCCTGCATCTTCTTATCCTGATCGGCGAAATGCTTGAAAAAAGCATCTATTTCCTCTTGCAGATCTTTAGCCGCCTTAGAATATACGGAGTTAATGCGGCGTTCCAAGTCGGCAAGTGCCCTATCGGTTCCTCTATCGGCTTCATTCGGTCTGGCCATCCTCATCACCGCCGTAAACCGTATTTATGTCAGCGTCCGCTTTCCTTTTCAGGATTTCCGGCACTTCCTCCGGCAAAAGAAACGGGAGGTGTTTTAGAACCGTTTCTTCATCAAGGAACGCAGCCGCCGAAAGCACCATATTTGTTTCCTCGGTGCGATTTATTACCTTGTTCCACGTAAATTCCGGCTGTGGATTGCCGATGCCAGCAACAGCGCAAATCTGCCGAATGAAATCTATCAAGAAATACTCGAAATCGGCACATTTGTTGTCCTGTGGCTGATACGCCGCCGAAATCTCTGTAGCCGTTTTCTCAGCGCCCGCCAGAGCCGTCACATCAAGCATCTGGGCATCTTCGTACAGGTCGCGGCGTAAAATATCCAGCATGGTTTTTCGGGCTTCCACGGGAACGTCAAGGGTGTGAGCTTCTGCTGCCGTTCCAGCGGAACTATCTACCACATTCGCCTTTACGCTCTTCATCCTCTGGATGAACTGTGCCAAATCCGTATCGTCCATAGCGCCGGTATTGTGCAGAATCCAGTAAATTCCGCTGGTATCGTCAATTTGGTTGGCGAACCCGGATTTGATAAAATCATAGCAGTCGATGGAGCCGCGCAACCCAACGAGTTCGCTTTCGTGGGTATCATTTCCATACAGTACCGCAATAGGCAGGCGGGTGTAGTTCTCGTCGCACACATCCACAACGCCCAGATCGTTCCTCAGCTCCTTGTGGATATATGCGCGTTTCTCTGCCATTGGCTGCGCGTCGTCGCTTCCCTCCGCGCTCCATTCGCTTACGCCATCGAGTTCGTAAAGCGTAGCCCGGAAAACAGTTTTTCGGCCAGTCTCACGGAACCAGTACCGAATACCGGCCATCAGCTCCGACGTTTTTTCATCCAGCAGTGGGACAAATCCCGGATTTCCGGGAGTATCGGCGAATGAAAACACTTCCAGATGATCGAGATTCCAATAGCCGTAGGAAACGCCCTGCGCCAGCGCCAATTTTGCCGCCGTTTGCAGCTTATTGTCAAAGTCCGCGCCAAGCTTTTCCTTTTCGTCCATGCTTACGCCATTAGCGCAAATATAGCCCACTTCCTGCGTCACCAGCCGCCGAAACGCTAGCGTTTTAAGCCGGTAGTCGCTGCTCCAAATATCAGGAGTTTTGTTCCCGGATAAGGTGAAAAGGAACTTCTGGAATTTCTCAATGGTGATATTGTGCTTATTATAGTACGCCATACCGTCAGCGGCGTCTTTGTACGCCTTGCTGCTCTGGTGCTCCCGCACTGCATCACGTATGAATTCCCCGGTAGTTCCCTTTGCAATGGCTTCTTCCAAATCTTGATAAATTTTCATTTATTCCCTCCATAAAGGAATCACACAGAATCACAGCAGCAACGCAGCAGCGGGAGAAATCTCGTTTTTCTTTTCCACCTTGTATTTCATGATGGTGTTGCAAAAGTACCTGATATCATCCATAGCGTGATCGTTATCTTTCACTACCGCGTCCTCCGTTTTCTTATCGTCCCACCGGTAAAGCCCGAACTCCCGAATGGCATCCGTGCAACACCGGTGAATTTTTATATTCCCGTTCTTGAGATATACCGCCGTTCGCCGAATGCCATCAAGAACGGCATTGTCCGCCTGCTGGACGCGGAATTTACGGCGTTTCAGGGCGGTAATAAAAGAAGCCGCCGAAGGGTCAATGACCGCCCTCTTGATTTCGTAGCCGTCCGTCAGGCTCTCCACAGCGTCGCAATATTCCTCGTCTGTGAGCTGCTTATAGTTGGCTCTTCCATCGTAGTAATACTCTTTGATTCTTACCGCCTTATTACCATCCACAGCCCACAACCCGCATGAAAATGGATTCAGGGTGCCGTAGTCGATGCTTATGTAATAATCCGCGAATTCCGGCACTTCATCCGTGATATTCGCTTCGGAAAAATCGTATACAAGCCCCTCTGCCAGCGTCCATTTCCCCAGAATGTACCGATCATAGAACACCGTTCCGGCATATTCTTTTTTCAGATTTTCAACAAAAGTGGGGGGTAAAAATGGATTATCGTCTATTGTGTATTCTTGGCTGAAAATATCGGCATCACTATCAAGGAATCTCTTTAGCCAGTGGTTGGGATACTGTGGATTGTATGTGCCATCGAAGCAGGAATACTCCTTATCAAGCCGGCTTTTCAGGAGGGAAAAAACTTCCTCCGACCAGTCCGCGACCTCGTCGCCGTAGCAATACTTGATAGACGCGCCGCGAATCTTCGATACCTGAGACACTTTTTCCGCGCCAAGGCAATAACACTTCTCGCCAAAAATCCATGCTGTATTATCGCTGGAAATCGCCCCAACAAGTTTATCTCCGTACAGATTCCGCATAGGCTCTAGCACATTTCGCTCTATTGTGGATTTTGTAACGCCCAAAATAACGGAAAGCCCATCCTTCCCGGCGCGTTCTCGAATCCGCATGGGAATAATCCACTTGAAATCAAGATATGTTTTCCCGCTTCTGGTCGCGCCGCCCTTGAAATTCCATCGGTGATTCCCATACCTTGCAAATTCAATCTGTTTCGGGCTTAATAGCATCTCTAAACTCCTTAATTAGCCCATCCAGCTTATTGAGACTATCATTGCCGCTTGCCGTGTTTCTTGTTGCCTTATCGACAATAATCCCGAAAGATGTTGCAATCTGGCTTAATGTTGCGGCTGAAATCTTTTCGGGGTCTGTGAGCGCTTTCAGATGCAAAGTGATTGCTTCTTGCATCGCCGCTTTTTGTGATTCCATGTACGCCATCATGTCGGCGGTATTCTCTTCTTTTTTTTTCTGCACTTTTTGGGCGATATCCGGTGAAGCGCTAACAATCCTTTTCACAGTCTGGTGAGTTACGCCATGCTTTTTTGCAACGGCGCTGTACGACTGCATTTCTATCCAGTCGGCAATTATTCTTTTTTTCTTCCGATCTGTAATCCTTGCAGCCATAGCACCACCTCTCATGCAAAATAGTAAAAATAGCGGGAAAGGCCGGAGTTGAACCGGCATTCTTTCCTCTTATCACAAGGCTGCTCTCCGGCCTTGCTACTTCCCCGCATCCCTCCGGCTTACGGTGCCGGGGAACCGCTTTGCCCGTTTCCGGGTTTCGTCGCCGGTGGGAGGCCATCGGCGATATATATGGCGCGAGGCCGATTTAAACGGCCTTCTGTTGGGGAGAGAGCGCCCAACTCGTTATCTACCGTGCCACGCAAAAAGAGGCTCAGGAACAATCCCAAGCCTCTTGCGCTTTTTCTTTTTTACCAGTATAGCACATTCAAACCGAAAAATCTTCCGGTTTTTTTCCGGTTTTTCAAATTTCTGCGCATCCGTACAGGGAAATTGTAAAATGGTGAAGCGCCGAATCCTTTCGCGCATAAACCTGAGATTTTTCAATCCCAAATTCTTCGCACAGCCTGTCCACATTTCCCCTCGCGGGCTTTATGTAGAATCTATCCAGCACCTTCCGCTCATCGTCTGTAAGGACTTCAAGCCCGGAATCCACAAGCGACACCCATTTTCTCGCCTGTTCCAGCGACCGCGCCAGTTCCTCACGGTGAACGATATTCGATAGCATCGCATCTTCCCGGCCGGAACCGCCGCCGCTTACCGGCGTACCGTCAGACGTGGCGCTTCGGATACTCTGCATAGCGGATTCCAGCCGCGCCATTTCTTCGGGAATACTTTTCAGGGATTGTCTTTTCGCACTGTATTCTTTGAGCTTTTCAATGGCCTCATACTTCCAGTTCATTCCGTTCCTCCTTGCATATCTTATTAAATTCCTGTATAGATATACACAATACACACAAGGTATAAGATTATATTTAATATATACTATACAGGGATAAAGCTATAATATTAAATTCCGTCTCCTGTTTTTCGTTTTCTCCCTCCTTTCGGTGCAATCCTTCCCAGGCGGGCAAGGCCGCTTTTCCCCATGGACGAATATGTAATTGCAGCACCGGCTGCCTTCGTAATATCCGAAGAAATACCGGCACCCGACGCAATACTTCCTGCCGTCCCTGTACTCCACATTACCGCCCCATTTCCTTATCCCGCGTCAGTCGCCGCTTTCCTGTCACGGTACCTCCTTTGAGCGGCTCTCTGAGCGTGGGCTTTCTGGCACTCCCACCTAGTCCGTTCCAACGCCTCCATGCCCATCCGGCAGGCCTCATTCACGGGGTCTATACTTTCGTAATGCTCCCGGTGTTCCGGGTTCAGGATTTCAATTGCTCGGTCAATCGTCATGGCTATCCTCCAAACACATTTTTGCGCCGCAATGGCAATACGGATATCTCCGGCAAGCCTCCCCGTATTCTCCGGCTTCCAACAGGTGGTGCAGGTCGATGTCGACCACTCTTCGCCCACACGCCGAGCATTCCAAGCACAAAGTGATTTCGTCCGCAAGCCGGATATTCCAGTTTCCACGCCGCACCGGCTCCACGTCGGCGGCGGGCAACTCGTCTTCTACAAACTCGGTAACGGTCATATCCGGAGCCTTAAAACCATATCGTAGCATGGCGTCTTTAATTGCCTCCCGGCTGATGTAATCACTCATTTCAACTCCTCCACATAGCACCAACTCTGGGGCGGGCGTTTGATTTCAACGGGCGCATATCCAAATTTCGTTTTCCGTAGCCCCATAAATTTGCTCAGCGGTTTCGGGGCATCATAGATTTTCAAGTTTGAAATGTGCCAGAAATGCCCGTCTTTGCCGTCCAGATATGTGTCTATCTGGTACATATTTAAGCAGCTTCCGGCAAAAGCACTTTCCGGCATTTTCAGATACCCACCACCCCAAATGACTCCGATTTTGTCACACACAAACTCTCCGACAACCAATCTCCCGCCGCTAATGTTGCAAAAAATTCCGTTACTAACTTCATAACTCAAGTTTCCGGCAGTGCAATAAATGTAAACCTTAAACGGTGTTTCCAGCTTCGGCTCTGTTTTTCTCAATTCCAGTGTCTTTTCACCTCTGGCAATCTTCTCCACCCACTCCGGGCGGATGCTGATTAACACTGCCTTGCCCATCAGTAGCTCCCCCCCCCGTATCCATCGGTATCCCGCCCTGTGCCGCACCGATCATCAGACGAACCGTGTCAAAGCTATCGTCATAGACGGAGCTGTCCCCGTCTCGGTGCCAAAAACACGTTTCTCCCCCGAATGCAGTGATAGACGAAATATCGTCCAGGTTTAACAGATACGGGGCGTCGCCTTTGTGTACCTCGATAAATTTAGCCATTGTCAGCCCTCCGGTTCCATGCCTCTTTAGCTTCTTCCACAGATTCATAAGCGGAAGTTTCTGCGCCGCATTCCCAACATCTGACCCAAAACCAATTATCTTCGTCAAATGCACCGTCCCCTATAGCTCCGGCTGTTCCCCCGCAAAACGGGCAGGGCTTCAACTTGATTTCATCCATTGTTATCTCCTTCCCGCCCGGGTTGCCCCGGGCTTATCCCCATATTCTGGCCGCAATTTCTTCATACGAAAAATTCTTGCTTGCCCAAGGTCGGGCGGTAAAATTCGCATAATTCCGGCTGAATCCCTCGGCCATCAGCAGTTTTACAAAACGTTTTCGTGTCATTGTCCTCTCCTAACAGTGTCGATTTCGAGGCGGTTAAACCATTTCCGTGACCTCACGAAAATGGCCTATCCCCACTGTTCCGCCTAATGCCCCCGCGCCCGGAACGCCTTGCACACGGTTTGCGATTCATCGCAGGCTATCAAAACTTTCATTCCGTCTCCTCCACCGGGGAGCGAAGAAAGGTCAAGACACACTCGATGCAAACGCCGGTTGGATCTTTCTCGCATCTGCGTTTGAAAAAACATTTTTTGCACAAAAGAAAATGTCTCACGATGGATTTTGCCAACTCCTCGTCCGTCATGTTCCGGATGCGGTCGGCGCTGGTCATCGGCTCATACCGATCTTTCAGACCTTCATCGTGAATGCAGCCGTCGCAAGCCGCCCATCCACCCGGGGCAATTCGGTACTTGCAGCTGGAACACTTGTCAGATTTATTCCCCATCACTCTCAGCCTCCACAAACTCCCCGTTTTTCAGCGTGTACGGTGTATCCGCTTTGATTT